TCTCCGGTGATGGTGCCGCGCCGAACTTGCGCGGTGTGATGAACGTCGCTGGAATCCAGACGCAAGCCAAGGGTGCCGATCCGACACCGGACGCGGTCTACAAGTCGATCGTCAAGGTGGAGGTCACCGGCCAGGCGTTCGCGAATCTGGTCATCATGCATCCGCTTGACTGGCAGGGTGTGCGGCTGCTGCGCACGGCGGATGGTCTCTACATCTGGGGCAACCCGTCCGACAGTGGTCCCGAGCGGATCTGGGGACTCGGCGTCGTGCGCGCACAGGCTGCCACGCAGGGCACCGCGATCGTCGGTGACTGGGCGAACTTTGCCGAACTCTCGATCAAGCGCGGGCTTGACTTGCAGGTCAGCAACTCTCACTCGACGTTCTTCATCGAGGGCAAGCAAGCGGTTCGTGCCGACATGCGCGCGGCGCTGATCTTCTATCGCCCGGTGGCCTTCTGTACAGTCACCGGACTGTAAGCCGTTACTGACGAAGGGATCGAGTGGCGATGACGCTGCAAGGGTTACCGTGGGCCAACACGGCGGTTGTCACTGTCGCGGCATCGCCACTCGTCTCACCATGGATCGACGCACAGCATTACTCACAGATCGTCACCGGTTTTCTGTTTACCGGTGGCACGTCCGTGCACTCCATCGAAGGATCATTCGACGGCGTGAACCCTGATGCCGATATCACCTACGCCGCACCGACGAACCTCGCGGTGATGAATATCGTGCATCCGTATTTCCGTTGGAAGACGGTGCAGACAGTCGCCGATGCGACGAAATCGAAAGTCATCGTGAAGACTCGCGCATAAGGAAAGGTGCGACATGTCTCCTGTCATCGAAGGTACGTACGAAGCGAAGACCGCCGTAGGTGAGTATGACTTTGCCGTCGATGGTGGCGCAATTGGTACCATCGTTCTGCGTACATCGACGTCAATGCCGAATCGCATCCCGGTTGGCTCGATCATCCTGTCCGGCTGGATCGAAGTCGATACGATCCTCGCGGCTGGTGCGGGTGGCACGATCGCATTGCAGCTTGAGGCCGCGAACGACTTGCAGACTGCACTGATCTTCTCCGGTGCGCCGTGGTCAACGACCGGCCGCAAGTCGATTGTTCCGGTCGGCACGGGTGCGACCACGGTGAAGACATCGGCCGAACGCAGCATCAGTGCTGTGATCGCGGTCGGTGCCGTGACAGCGGGCAAGTTCCGCTGTGTCGTGCTGTACCGCTGACATGGCGGTCGGCTTCAGCAAGGATCAACCGCGTGCACACGCCGAAGGGGAACCGACAGTGAAACTCACCGAGCACATCTGGGACGACGGTAACGGAAACCTTGTGCGACATGGTGATCCGTCCGCGGCATTCCTGAGATACACCCGCGGTGAAGAGTTCAACGATCACGAGTGGGCAACGACCGGACTGCAAGCGCTGTTTGCCGAACCGGATGATGAGGATCTCACGTCGGAGCCTCCGCCGGTCGTCAAGCGCGGCGCGCGTCCGGCGGACAAGCAGGGTGAGAGGCCAGCCGACAAGTGAGCGAAACGGTCGAGTTCTTCGCCGAAGCGTCCGGCGCTGTCGAGCATCATGCGCCGTGCGTGCCCGAATGCACCGTGTGCTACCCGAAGGATGATGGCGAATGACTGTCGGCCGTGCACTCTCTGACCTGACGTCGATTCTGAACGTGTTGCGCAACACTGCATATACCGGAATCGCGACACCGTTCGTGCAACTCCATACCGCCGATCCGGGTGCAGCCGGTGCCACTGCGGTCAGCGTTGGTGATGCGACCCGCAAGGCGATCGCGTGGAATGCGCCATCGGGCAGCAACCCAACGCAGATGCTGGTCACTGCTGCCGTATCCGGTTGGACGAACGGTGGTACATCGGAAACGTTGACGCATATCTCCATCTGGACAGCGGTCAGCGCCGGTACCTTCATCCTCTCGATTCTGCTCACGGCATCGCAGGCATGGGTGAGTACGAATACGTTTACGCTCAACACATGCACGCTCGGATTTACTCCGACCGCGGCGTGATTCCATGGGTGCCGATTCGACCATCGCAATCACGGCGGGCGCGGGTACCCTGCTAGAAACCTTCCTAGCGGCCGGTGGCCATCAACAGTATGTGCGGCAATCTGGAGGGACGGCAACAACCCTCAATCAATGGACCATTGTCACGACGGCAGTTGCATCGCAGATCGCGGCGGATGCCAACCGAGTCGGAATGCTGATGGTGAATACCGGAACCGGACGGGTGTACCTGCGATTCGATAATACGCTACCAACTGCAACCGTTTATGGATGGTATCTCGATCCGATGGACCGGTGGGAGGTTCCGCTCACCCTGGTGAAGCTGGCCGTATCGGTTCTGGGCACGGTTGCCAGTGGACTTCTCCTGACGACGCTAGCGACGGATTCCTGATGCCTCTCCTTCCACGGGCGAAAGTTCCGGTCACCGATTTTTGGCGCATTTTCGGGCATAGCTGGTTCAACTATCAGACCGGTCCGACGGGCGATCAGACTGGCCGAGTCGATGGTCTGCTGCGTGGCGCACTCGATATCGAGTTCTCCAATTGGCAGAACTTCGCATTGAACGGCGCGGAGATCACGGTCGAGGGAAAGGCTCTTGGTGGTTGGGCTCGATTGCTCAATAACGTCAATCCGCCGACTCCGCGAGGAAGTCCGTACGCTCCCGATGCTGGTGCAAGCCTACTCTGTTACGGCATCAATGATTTAGGGATGCTGAACGGAAGCACTGCGCAGACTAAGGCCGCGATCATCTCCGCGATGCGGTGTGTGATCTCTCGCTGTCGAGCGTCCGTGGTTTTCGAGGATTCCGATCTGACTCGACATGCCTACGGTGCAGGCTTCACCAACCTTGCATCGGATGGCTCTAACTGTTCGGGTACATCGTTGCGATGGGCCACAACGACGACGGCGGCAACGATCACGTTTACGATTCCGGCCGACTATAAGGGTGAGCCGATCTGTTTCAACTTCATCGGGCAGAACGGTCCCAGTGGTGGAACGGTCACCTTTTCGGGCAGCGCTGGTATCACCGGAACTCTTTCGACGTCCGATATCATGCCCGTGGGATCGGGTTCCCATTGTCCCGTGGTTCGCCGGATCACGAACCTGACAACGTCGAACGCAGGACAGACCATTATCATGACCGTGACTGCACTCGATGCATCCGGTAACGTGTTCTATGACGGCTGTTGGCTGGAGTCATTGACTCCGCCACCGACGATTGTGCTGAATATCGCTCGACTGACCGCGGCGGGTTATGCGAATGCTCTCTATGTTTCCTGGACGGGGACTGAAGGATCGAAAGATGCCGATATACAGGCAGTGAACACATCGCTTGCGTCGCTGATCGCAGAGTTCGACGGCATGGTGCAACTTGCGGACATGGACAAGTGCATCAATAAGGATGCGACGAAGACATCCGATGGCATCCATCCGAACGAACTCGGATCGGGTGCGATCATTGACGAGATATTGATCGCAGTCCAGCGATTGACTCCGCCGGTCACCGCATGGGGGCAGTCGATCAGCTATAACCCACCTGCGCCGCGATCGGCTGCTATCCGACGTCCGCGGATCGTTGGACAGTGGCAGACGGCAGAGTATCGAGCATTCACTACCTACACCCCGACCGTCGGTGATTGGTGGGCAATCCCACTCAATATCACCGAATCAAGAGATCAATACAATCAGCTTGCAACCGAAGTCACCACAGCCGGAACGACGACTACCACGATCCGATGGGGCATCTACGATGATCCCGCATGGAAGGGTTATCCGCAGCAGCTACTGCCAGGGATGGATATTTCTTCTGGCGGAGCGTTCACGCTGGCCAACTCGACCGGTGTGAAGACAAGTGCTGCATTCACCCTGACGTGGTCCTCCGATCCCGGTCTTTACTGGCTTGTCATGAAGATCGAGACGAAGGGCACATCGCAAGTCCTTCGAGGACTGTCCGGCCCGAATCCGTACTTGCCGCAACTTGCGGTAGGCGGAGGAGGAACACTCTCCCCGATCGGATGGAAGCTTACGGGTCAGGCTACAGGTGTACTACCGCAATCGTTCCCTGTTGCAGCGGTAGCAACTGACGCGGCGCCATTGATTGCGCTCATGAAGAGCAAGTAATGCCACTTCCGCTGTTGCCGCCGCTAACGACTACTACTGTCGTGGTAGGTAATGCCACGCAATCGACGACTGTCAGCAATGCCGCAACCGGTACCGTTGCGAAGATAGGCACTATCACACAGGCAACAACTGTCAGCAATGCCGCAACTGGTACCGTTGCGAAGATAGGCAATATCACACAGGCAACAACTATCAGCAATGCCGCAACCGGATCGATTGCCGCGGTAGGTAACGCCACACAATCGACGACCATCAGCAATGCCGCAACCGGTACTGTTGCGAAGATAGGCAATGCCACACAATCAACGACTGTCAGCAATGCCGCAACCGCATCGATTGCCGCGGCAGGCAATGCCACACAATCGACGACGGTCAGCAATGCCACGACTGGTACCACCGGTACGGGTCCACCGGTTGGCAATGTGACACAGGCCACCACGGATACCGGTGCAGCTACCGCATCCGTGGCCGCGGTCGGCAACGCTGCGCAGACGACGACGGTCAACACATCCGCAACCGGTGCGATCACGCGCATCGGCGACGCGACATCGGCGCAGATATCGACGGCAGCCGCATCCGCGACATTGACCCGCATCGGCAATGCCACGCAGGCCACAACGGTTAGCAACGCAGCTACCGGAACGGTCGGCACGATCGGCAACGCTTCCGCCGTGCACACGGTGATTAATGCCGCCGCGGGTGGGACCGTGCCGACCGGCGATGCGTCCAGCACGACGACGGCCACTCGGACGGCGGCCGGTGTCCTCGGTGCGGTCGGGAACGGCGCGAGGATTGATTCTCCCGTGCTGTCCGCCGCTGGCGCGGTAGGCAGGCTGGCCGGTGCCTCTCAGGCCGTCACAGCGACGCTGAGCGCGTTCGGCACGATGGCCGCACAGCAAGGCGGTGCCCTGGTCACGATCGCGAGCGGCGTCGCGGTTGGGCAGGTTCAGGCTGCCATTGCCTACGGGTTCGGCCGGGCCGCACAAGGTGCGGCATCTCACGGTGCGACCGGTGGAAAAGGTTCCGCTCAAGGGAGTACCGGACGCGGATCGTCGGCATACTCTGTAACCGGCTCACAACGTGCACACGGATCGTCTGGTGATGGCGCCACGCCGCACGGTGTGACCGGTGAAGGGATGAGCTAATGGCGATCGTGAAAGGCAGTCTGTACCGGGCAACGTATGACGTCTATGACGGAACCGGTGCACTGGTGAATCCGACGAGTGCCGTACTCACGATCACGAAGCCGGATGGCACAGCTACCGCGCCATTGAATCCGACGCTGCCACCCGCACAGCAAGGTCATCTGTTCGTTGATTACTTGACCGCCGATGAGGGATTGCATCAAGGATTCTGGACGACCGGCAGTCCGACGACAACGAAGGACTTCAGTTTCAATGTCGTTGGTTCGACCGGTCGCACGATTGTCTCACTGGAGCAAGCGCGAACATTTCTCAATGTGAGCTTGACCGACAGTGACGAAGAGATCAACGACATGAGTGCCGTTGTCACGGTGATTATCGAGTCGATTGTCGGTAACGTCCTTCCGAAACAATATGTCGAGAGACATGATGGAGGCGAGTGCTTCCTGTTGCATCATGGTCCGCCGATTGCCATCGTAGCAATCGATCCGTGGTATGCGAACATCGGCGAATCGGTTCCGGTGAGCGAAGTTCAGATCGATCCGGTGACATGGAGTGTAGAACGGAAGAACGCATTCGGATTCTATTTCGGTCCGTATCGTGTGACGTTCACTGCCGGTCGGGCGATCGTACGGCCGAACATCCAGCATGGCGCACTTGTCATGCTGGATCATCTATGGGAGACGCAGCGTGGTGGCTCGATCGTTGGCGCGATGCCTGGTGTAGCGGATGACGAAGCCGTCGCCTATACCGTTGCCGGGCGAAGCTGGACGGTTCCGCGTTCGGTGATCGAGACATTGCAACCCGACGCCAAGTCACCATTGGTCGGGTGACGCCATGATTTTCGATGACACGATTGACGCGATGGTCGATGCGATAACTGCATCACCATCGTTTACGGGCGTAGCGGTTGCCGACGGTCCGTTGTTGCTCGATGTTGCAGCGGGTCAGATGGGCGATCGCATTTTCGTCGGTGCGAGTGACGATGCGACGAACCTCGCAGCGGAGGGCACGAATGATCCGCCCGAAGGTGTCGTGGGCGTGATCGACATGGATCATTTCGCGGTTATCTGTCAGATCGAATGTACCACGGGTGACAATGTGCCTCGACCGACTCGTGTGCGCGCATTCGCTCTGCTGCAAGCATTGCGTACGTTGTTCCGTGCGAATACGGCGATGGTCACATTGGGTATCAAGGGGCTGTCGTCCGTGCATGTCGGTGCGTGGCAATTCACGCAGGTGCAGACGGATAAAGGGTTTTACGCCTCGATCACGGTGCGCATCGAATGTGTCGCATCACCGAGTACGGCATAAGGAAGGAAGCACGGATGACAACGCTCGAAGAGTACACAGCGGGTCAACGCGACGAGTGGCTGACATTCGTTGCGGTACAACCGATCTTCATCGATGGTGTGCGCGCATTCAATGAAGACGATGCGGTGCCGGTGTCACATGTGACGCGCGGAATCGTGAAGCTCGGAGAGGTTCGCGATGTCACCATTCCCGTTCCAGGTGAACCGGCCATGACCGTTTTCCGTCCACCCATCGGCACGCTGGAGCAGCCGACAGAATCGGATGGTGAGTGATGGCGGTTATCGCGATTACGCCGGTCCCGAAAACGGGACTTGTCAACCCTGCCTATACGGCTGTCGCTGCCGCCGACCGGGTTCCGCCCGGAACGATCGTGCATGTGAAGAACGGCAATGCATCCGCGTGTGTCGTTACCTTGACCACGCTCGACAATGCCGATGGTGATCTAGTCGTCACGGATCGAACGATCACCTCGATTCCGGCGACAACCGGTGTGGGATTCATCGTCGTTCCGCGTGTGTGGCCGTACGTCGATCCGGTAGACGGGTTGGTCGGCATGGTCTGTTCTGTCACCGCATCCGTCACTGTCCTGGTTCTGAGCGCACCGTAAGGGAGACAAGCCATGCCCGGATCGACTGCTACACCTACGGTTCTGACCGATCCCGGTTTTCTGTTCTGGGCACCGGTCGCGACCGCCATTCCAACGAATACCGTCGTCGGCTCTGTCTTCACCGATACGTGGGCGGGACCATGGGTCAGCCTCGGTGCGACCGAGGATGGTTCGCAGTTCGACTACAACCTGACCGTGGAAGCGATCGCGGTTGCCGAGTTCCTCGATCCGATCAAGTGGGTGACGACCGGTCGCACCGCAACGTTCGCGTTCAACCTGACGAACTACACGCTGAGCAATCTCGCGAAGGCGCTCAACGGTTCCGCACCGGCCGTCGTGAGTGGTTCCGGCACAACGCTTCTGAGTCGGGTTCGGCCGCAGACACCCGGTACTGAAGTGCGTTGCATGATCGGATGGGAGTCACTGTCCAACGACATGCGGATGATCGGATACCAGTTGATCAACTCGGGCACGATCTCGATGGCATACAAGAAGGCGCCGAGTTTCTCCGTCATCCCGATGTCGTTCAACTTCGAGGTTCCGGTGTCCGGCATCCCATTCGAGTTCTACTCCGCTGGTGTCACGAGAGGCTGAATCCGTTGCGAGAGTACACATCGCCGATCGTTGAGTTCGGTGAACCGGTTAGCTTCATGCTTGACGGTACTACGTTCGAGTGTCGCGAACTCGGCCCGTTGGAGATCAGCGAAATCGCGCAGCTTCAGGGTGTTGCAGCCGACAGCGCGAAAGCCGTTGCGTTCATGTCGGAGTTCTTTGCGTCCATTCTCGGGCCGACGCAATATCCGGCGTTTCGCGAGATGACGGTAAGGAACACGACGAAGCCGGAGATCTTGGTCGAGATCATTCAAGGCATCTTCGAGGACTTCACGAACCGCCCTACTGTGCAGCCGTCCGAATCCTCGGATGGGCTGCCGAACATCGAAACGAAGTCATCGGATGCCTTGTCGGACAGGGTTATCGAACGACTCAAGGGCAGGCCGGATCTTCAGACGGCGGTCATACTCGCGAGATCGACGGACTAGCGGTCAGCGACTTCGTTGACTTCGTGTACACGATGATAGTGACGAGAGTGCGAGAGCAAGTGATCGCGGATCGTGCTATCGCGGCGCTATATCTGGTGAACGGCAACGACGTCAAGTTGCCGGATGTCGATGAAACCATTGCGAGACTAGACGAAATGCTCGCAAGCGAACCGAGGCAGGAGGGACGCGAAGAGTACGAACTGCTGTATGCGCTTGGATTGCGGAGATGACATGCCATCGATCGAGGTCAGGCTAGACGCGAGGTCCTGTAGGGACTTGGCCGATCTCGCGCGCCGAGTCAAGCATGTCGGCGACGGTAAGACGATTCCGAAGCTGTTGCGCAAGCGGATGCGCTCGGCTGTCCTTCCGGCTGTTCGTGAGGCGAAGTCGCACGCGCGAAGCCTGCCCGTGAAGGGTCCACGCTCGACCGGTCTGCGTGCTGCGATGGCCCGTGGCATTGTTGCTCAGGTGAAGCTGACCGGTGACCCGGTGGTCGCGGTTCGGTTGCCGCGCAAGGCGTTGGGCGATCGTGAGTCATTGCCCGGATGGGCGAACCGTGCCGGTGAGCTACGTGTTGGGCAAGCCGTGCCGGGTTGGCGTGACTGGTTCGACGGTCCGATGGAGGCAGCGCACGACGATGTGAGAAAACAGATCGTCGAGGCCATCAAGGACATTGACGGGATGTGCGCTCATGGCTAACTCTGTCGTGTTCAGCTTCATCGCGAAGGATCGCGCGAGCAAGGAAGCCGAAAGGGTCGGCAAGTCTTTCTCGACGATGGGTGTGGCGATCGGTACGGCGGTTGGCGATCTTGCAGTCGAGGGATTCCATAAGCTGACCGAGGCCATTGGCGAAGGGTTCAACTCCGCGAAGACGTGGCAGACGTTGCAACTGAAGACACAAGCTGTACTGAAGTCAACCGGCAACGTTGCACACTTGAGTGTGAAAGGGATTCAGGCGCTGGCGCACAGTCAGCAAGAGTTGTCGGGTGTCGAAGAGGCAACGATCGTCAATGGCGAGAACGTGCTGGCGACGTTTACGAATGTGCGTAACGGTGTCGGCAAGGGTAACGACATTTTCAATCAGGCGACTAAAGCCGCACTGAATATGTCGTCCGCTCTAGGCACTGACCTACAAGGCGCAATGATGAAGATCGGTAAAGGCTTGAATGATCCGATCAAGGGTATGACTGCGTTGCAGAAAATCGGCGTAAAGCTGACCGACAGTCAGAAAGAGCTAATCAAGCATTTCATTGCGGTCGGTCAGCCGATGAAGGCGCAGCAGATCATTCTAGGAGAGCTAGAGAAGAAATATGGCGGTGCGGCCAGGGCTGCCGGTGGCGGATTTAATGGCGCGATGCTGCGACTGAAGAATACGATTTCCGACACGTTCCGCGATCTGTTGCTGACGGCACTGCCGACATTGACGAAGTTCGGTGATTGGCTTGCGAAGAAACTACCGGACTGGATCGATACTGGTAAGAAATCGGTCAATGCGTTTTTCGCAGCGTTCAGGGAGGGCGATGTCACTAGTGATGGTGTCGTCGGTGGTTTCGAGCGCGTCGGTGCTGCTGCACATAAGTACGTGATTCCGGCATTCAATGCAATCGTCAGTTTCGGCAAGGGACTGCTCAACTTCTATAGACATCACACAGTACTAGTGCAATCTATGGTGCAAGGATTGTTAGTGGCTTATGGCGCGTTCAAGATTATCATCATTGCGGTCAAGACCTATACCATAGTTCAAGCAGCATTGAACTATGTGTTGATCAGTAATCCGATTGGTCTGGTCATTGTCGCGCTCGGTGCACTCGTGGGCGGATTGATTTTTGCCTACAAGCGTTCAGAAACGTTCCGTAAGATCGTCGATGGCGCAATGCGTGCGGTGGCATCCGCATTCGATTGGTTGTGGAGTCACGCGCAAGCCACGCTGAATTGGATCACTCATGCATGGGGATCGGTCAGCAAGGGTGCAACCGATATGTGGCATAGCGTCGTCGGATGGTTCAAGTCATTGCCGGGTGCGATCACCAGTGCGCTTGGCAATCTTGTTAATCTGTTGTACCAGAAAGGACGCGAAGTCATCGCGGGTCTATGGAATGGACTAAAGAACGCATGGAACGATGTCACTGGATGGATCAGTGGTATTGCGAAGTGGATCGCAGATCACAAGGGACCGATCAGTCTCGACGCGAAACTGCTAGTGCCACATGGTAATGCGATCATGCACGGATTCCTGTCCGGCCTGAAGTCGGGTGCCGGTAAGGCATGGGACTTCGTCAAGGCGGTCGGCGGCAAGACGCGTTCGGCACTCGAAGCGACGCTGGGCGCGAACGTGTCCGGTTCTGGCGTGAGTCGGTGGTCTGGTCTGGTGCTCCAGATGTTGCAAGTGTTCGGCCAGCCCGCGAGTCTGCTGTCAACCGTGCTACGACGGATGAATCAAGAGTCTGGCGGCAATCCGTCGATCGTGAACCGGACTGACTCGAACTGGCTTGCCGGTACACCATCCGTCGGATTGATGCAAGTCATCGGTCCGACGTTCCGTGCGTTCGCCGGACCGTACCGCAATACCGGCCCGTTCCTTTACGGTAGCTCGATCAATCCGGCCGCGAACCTTTACGCATCCTTCGCTTATGCGCTATCGCGCTACGGCAGTCTGTCGAACGCGTTCAACCGGGCCGGTGGCTACGACTCGGGCGGATGGCTCCAGCCCGGATATACGTTGGCCTACAACGGAACCGGACGACGCGAGCGCGTGCTCACTGATCAGCAGTGGGCGGACGCGACCGGCGACACGTACGTCACGGTGAAGATCGGTGAGCACGAACTCACACAGATCGTTGATGCGCGGGTGGACAAGGGCATCGGCAAGTCAGCGCGTGCGATCGCATCGCGGAGAGGATGAGTCATGCCGATTCCGGGTGGGTTCGGAACCGCGCCGACCGTGGCGGTACTGGCGCTGTCGTCGCCGTCACCGGGTGTGCAGATCACCGTGAGTGCGATGGACGCGGGCGCGAACACCGTTGTTGTGTACCGTACCGATTCGGCCGGTAAGACAATCGTTCGTGGTGCCGCTAACTCATTAGTTGCCGGTCCTTTCACGTGTGACGATTTCGAGGCGCCGATCGGTGAACTGTTGAGCTATACGGCTGTCACGTTTACTGTCGGGCAGGTTCAGTCGGACGAGTCACCGGCCGCGCTGCTCACGCTGGTGAGTACATCGACATGGCTGTCTGACCCACTGGTGCCGACGACCGCCGTGAGTGTGACGGTGGGAGAGTTCCCCGATCGCACGAGGGACATCGACGCGAGCATCCTGCGGCCGATCGGTTCCGATGCGGGCATCATCGTGGCAGGCGTACGCGGCAAGGGTTCCGGCGTGCTGACGCTGGTCACGCTCGCACTGGACCGGTTGAACGCGCTGCGTGCCGTGCTGACATCGACTCCGATCATTCTGCTGCGAAGCCCTTATGTATCATGGGATATCGGCACGCAGTTCCTCGGCGTGCAAGGAATCGTCGAGCGGCGAATCGGACCGATGGCGGAACCGGCGCGTTATGTCGCGCTCGATGTCAGCTACGTGAAGCGTCCGGCGCCAGCGATCGGCGGACCGTTGCATACCTGGGACGAACTGAAGAGCAAGGGCTACACGTGGAATGCGCTTGCCGCCGCTGACCTGACATGGTTGCAACTAGCACAGCGGGGGGGACTGTGAGAAGTACCGATATCGATCCGACAGTCTTTCTCGGATCACACGTGCGCGTGTCGTACTGCGATGCATGGTATGCGGGCGATCTTACGGTGGATGATCTGAGTATCGAAGATGGTTCGATCGACTATGACATCGACGCGGACATCGAGGCCACGCTCAATGCAGTGTTCGACGATCCGGACGGAACCCTTGTGCCGCATAAGGAAACCGATCCGCTCGCGTCGTACGGCCAAGAGATCAACGTCTCGATGTCCGTGGTCGGGGTAGGCCAAGGACTGGCCGATCCGATCAGTCTCGGGTGGTTCCGCATTCAGGACTGCGAGAGTAACGAGAAGTGGTTGCGCAAGCCGAACGGCCAGTACCGCCACGGTGGTGCACAGCATCAGATCACGGCGCTTGATCGGATGCAGGCCATCGCCGATGATCCGTTCCTTGCGCCGCAACAACCACCGGCGGCAGCAACGATCTTCGGTGAGATCGTCCGGCTGTCCGCTGATCTTGTACCGATCGGTCTGTTCGATCCGTCACTGTCTGACGCGCTCGTCTCGCGTGCGATCGTCTATGAGGGCGATCGGGTTGCAGCGATGCGACAGCTAGCTCAATCGGTTGGCGGCGCACTGCGATTCAACAGTGATGGCGCGCTGTATCTTGCTGCGCCTACGGTTGCCGGTGCACTTCCGGTATGGACGTTCAACGTCGAGGCCACCGGGGTGGACGGCGACATTATCAGTTACAACTCGAAGGTGTCGCGTGATGGTGTCGTCAATGCGATCGTGGCGACCGGTGAAGCTGCCACCGATCAGGCACCGGTCTTGGGCGTCGCCTATGATCTTGATCCGGGTTCGCCGGTCCGGTGGGGTGGCCCGTTCGGCAAGGTGGTCGGGACGTTCAGCAGTCCGCTGCTGACCACGAGCGGCATGGCCGGTACCGCGGCCCGTACCGTGTTGAACAACTCACGGCGCGGACGCGAGCGGGACTGGACGTTCGACGCGGTAGCCAATTTCCTCTTGGAACTCGATGATCCGGTTCAGTTGAACCTGCCGGACAAGACGATCCTCGGCCGGATCGTGAAAATGTCGCTACCGTTGCGGCCAGGCACGATGTCTGTCACGGTGCGCGCGCTGGACACGTCCGTCACGGAGGTGATGTGATGCTGAATCTTGCGGATGTGTTGCACGGCAAGGGTTCCGAGTTCGTCGTGGGCACCGTGACCACGACTCCCGGTGATAACACTGTCGGTGTCACGATCAAGGGTAGTGAAGTGATCGTGCCATTCATGAAGAGTTATACGCCTGCGAAGAATGATGCGGTGATCGTTCTACGGCAAGGACTTCGCTACGTGGTGCTCGGTGCGTACACGAATCCGACCGCACCGGTAGCACCCGGCGGCGATGCGCCTCCGCCGACACAACCGACACCTAAACCGCCACCCGACCCGACACCCGTTGTCACGAGAGGCGTGCGCACATTCACTGCGAAACAGACTGCGTGCTTCCGCAACGGCAAGTGGCGTACGGATACGACGAAACCACATCAAGGTGACTGGCAAGGCGCTTGGGGACGCAATACTGGTGCATGGTTCTACGGCACTCAGATCAGGGATGCATTGCATGGGGCAACGGTGCTCGGTGCAGCGATCAAGATGCGCCGTACCAGTGGTGGCGTTTACGGTTCGGTCAGTCCGACTGTGTATACGACACCACATGCGAGCAGGCCAGCCGGTGCACCGACGTTGCAGGGTGGCGGTTCGGCGCTGTCGAGCATGGCGATCACCAGTAAGACGGTGACGCTGCCGACCGCGCTCGCTCAGGCGTTCGTGGACGGTACTGCGTTCGGTCTGGCGTGTTGGGTCAATGCTGACGATCCTTACATGGTTTTCG